AAGCTCTGTAATCTACATTAACTTTAAACATTTCATTAGTAGTATTAGCAGCAAATAAGATATTATCTTTAACTTCAATAGTACCTACTTTTTCAAATGGAGCATACATTATATTAAACTCTTCTGTAGTTAATAGAAAAGTATCACTAAATAAATCAGTAAAGCTTTCATATTGATTTCTATATAAAGATATTTCTTTATAAGGATATACAAATATTTCAGGTAAATTAGGTTGACTATAATATACTAAAGCGTATTGAATCATTTCATAATCTTTATCAATACGAGGTATATAAAACTCAATACCTTTATCAGAGTCAATAACTTCTTTAGTATCTGTAGCAGCCATAACATCTGTAGTATACTCTATTGTATCAGCTAATGGGTATCCAAGTTCACTATTAAACTCATTACCTTCAATAACATCTATTAAATTACTACAAGTACTGAAGTTAGTTAAATCTCCACTTTTACTTAATAATCTATAAGCTAATTGATATTTACCTTCAGGTAAACTACCTTTAATTAATCTACTAATAACAGGAGTATCTAAATTACATTCAGATACTATATTTAAAGTTCTTACAGGTATATTTAATAAAGATTGTAAAGAACCTATTGTATTAATACTTCTTAATGGATTAATACCATCAGTCCAGTATATTCTACAAAAGTTTTCATTCTCATACTTACCAATAGCTTTAATTCTTTCTACAAACTTAAAGTTAAGATCTCTATTATACATCATATGATTATTAACAGTTAATTCAAAACCATTAATAGCACCTGATATATTATCAGTAGTACCTAAAAAATTACATCTCCATATTTGACCATAACCATTATCATTAAGATTACCTACAGTATTACTCTTTGTAATAAAGAATAAGTTTTGTACTCCACTACTATCAGTTATTGCTAAACCTTCAATAACTTTTATATTTTCTTGAGCAGGTACAACTTGAGAATATTCTCTATTAGATTCATAAGTAGCAGCTGGAATAATTGTAGGAAACTGAATTTGTAGTTTAGTTCCCTTCTTATTTTGTACAACAGCTGTACTTAATCCACCATCAGTAAGTAAAGTAATATTTAAAGCATCTAAATAATTACCTTGTTTATATATAGTCTTAGCTAAGTCTTGGTTAATACCTCCAGTAAAAGTATTTATTGCAATACCATTAGTTTGACCACCTTGTTCTTGTTCTTTTTCTTGAGCCATTAGTATTAATATCTATAGTTTCTCATACCAAAGTTAATATATTGAGATTGACCAATACCTTCAAAGTTTCTAGCTTGTTCATTAATTCTAGGCATAAGTGTAAGGTGTTGATTCTTCCAAGATTCCATCATATCATAATTAGGAGTAAGAGCTTTAGTTTTAGCTTGACCTACATACCACATCCACTCTCTTTCAGAGTATTCAAATACATCTCTAGCAATAATATTTCTTCTCCATAGTAAGTAATCTACTTTAAGTCTTATATAAGATTGTACAGCTTGTTTAAAGCTAATATCATCAGGTATAAGAGGGTAACCCTCTTGATCAACTGGAAAAGCTTTATAAAACATAATTACTTGAGCACCATCTTTAAAAGAGGTGAATATATAATTACCTTGAACATTATAAGTAATATCTCTTAATGTATAAGGTAAGTTATTAATTAATCCTTTAGTAATAGCATTATCATAATTATTAAAGTTAATAATAGGATTACCATTAGGATCAAATCCTACAGGTTGTACAGGATTAACTAAAGGATAGTCATTAATGTTATTAATATTCCAAGGATGAGTAGTAGAAGTTGAACCTCTCATAGGTACTATTACACCATTTTTAGTAAGTACCATAGCTTGATCTAAAGTATGTAGATTACAAGGTATAAATCCTTTATGATTCTCAATATCAATAATTGCATAATCATTAATAAGATTATAAGGTACACCTATTAAATCACAAGCTTCATTAGCCCATTCTACAAAACTTCCTACTTCAAACTGTTGATTCTTATATTGGTTATCTCTAAGTACATTGTTTATAACTTCATTAACTGAAATTAACTTACCATTTAATGCCATATTTTAATTTGTATATTAGTAATCTGAGAAAGGACTTACAAAAAAATCTAACTCAGGATGTTTTTTAATTAGTTCAGGTACTTGTCTTTTAAATTCTCTCACAGCTGTAAGTTTGTAATATTTCTTTTTATTCATATTACAATTCTTTTTTAACCATACTATCTTTAATCTGTAACCATTAGTATGATCATTAAACTGATATATTTTTAATCTTTTCTCTTTAGCTTCAGGATCAGTAGCCCACAATTCTCTAGTTGCTTTATAATTAATAGGTACTCGTTTAATTACATTACCATTCTCATCTAATTGTAGTTTCTTTCTAACTTTCTGTATCATAATTCTACCCATCTTACAAGGTAGTGGATATTCAGAATTAGTAAGAATCATTTTAGTTCTAGCTTTTCTAAATATCTTCATAAGCACACTTCTATACTTATTAAAAGATACATTGTATTTTAAATCTTTTAAATCAGTTCCTAATGGTAATTCAGCTTTACTAAGATTATTTAAATAATATTTATAATAATCTCCTAATCCATAATCAGCAAGATACTTACCTTTACCTCTTTCTTTAATACCTAATTCAGTATTACTTAGCTTGTGTTGTGTAATCATTTTCATTATTATTAGTAGTATCTTCAGCTACTGAAGCTTGTGTAGCTAAGAACAATTTAACAGCCATATCTACTATACTATTAACCATCCAGTTTTTAATTGGGAAAGGATCTGTTGAAGAATAGCAAGGTTTTCCATCACAATCTTCAAAGTTATAAGCATCTCTTGGATCTTCAAATACACCTTGTATATTTATAAACTTTAATACTTGTAATATATTATTAGGTACTATAAGATACAAATAACCGTTAGTATTTTGCATATAATACTTAACTCTATTCTTAGTATATTTGTTATTTAATACATAAGGTATTCTTTCATAGTGCACATAATCATAACCAGGTAATCCCTTATTAACAGGTCCTACTCTAGTAAATAATTGACTATGATGAAGTTCTATTGTGCTTGGTATAGGTTTAACACTTCTTAATAAATTACAACCAGCTTCAATAATACAAGATTCAGCTGCATCTACTACTTCCATTTCAACACAACCTAAGTCTTGAATAATGTAAGGATCAGCTGTATAACCTTTATTAGAATCTTGTTTAATAAGTTGAGATCTTAAATTAATTACTATTTGTTCAACTTGCTCAGGTAATATAGTATCAGTAACTACTGATCTACCTCTAATTTGGTCAAGTACTAAATATACAATATGATCTAAAGATGTTGTTGTAGCCATTTATTTTAAGTAAAAAGGCTCATACTTGAGTAAGAGCCTGTATGTTAATAAAGTAATATAATGTGTTTATACAAATCAAATCTATTAAATTAAATAGTTTTATCTTGTTTTTTATTATATTTAAAATATTCAAATCCAATAAAACCAGCTATTAATAGTGCTATAATAAGATACAAGTTAGTAACTTGAGCTTTTTTATGTTTTAATTGTTCTGTTAATAGTTCTACATCTTTTGTAGATAACATATCTATATCAGGACAAGGTACTTGTACAGTAACTGGAATAGTGTCATGTACTACTATAGTATCAGGTTTTAAAGTACTTTTAATCTTAAGTCTTTTACCTAATTTCTCTACTTCAAGTTTAAGTTTCTTATTTTCACCCAAAGCAACTGTTGTACCATCTTGTAAAGATTGTACCAAACTGTCACAATTAAATCCTACATTAAGTGTATCACCTGGTATAATGACAGGTATTTCAACTACTGTAGTGTCATGAATAGTTTTAGTTTTAAAGTATTCAGGATATCTTGTTATTATATAGTTAGCAGATTCTTTCTGTCCAAACTTGTTAATAGCCTTTTGAAATTTCTTTTCAGCTCTTTTTGTTGCATTACAGCTACCTAAACAGATTAGGAATAGTAATATACCTAATACTATTAAAACTCTCTTATACGCTTTAATTTTCATGTTGTTCTTCATTTTCTTTAATTATATCTAAACTCTCATTACAAACAGCAGCTAATACTAATATGATTGCGCCTGTCCATTTGTAATCAGTTACTACAAAAGTCATACCAATAGCTCCTAATGCAGCTTTACATATTCTTAGTATATTCTTAACTACTATATAGTTATTTTGTTTAAGTTTTATTTCCATTAATCTTTAATTTCAAAGTGCATCCAATCATAATTTTTTTCAGGTCCTAGTCCTATAAAACCATTTCTATAGAAAGCTTCTAACATAGGTTTATATTCAGGTCTAGCAAATCTAGCTGTTCTACTAGTTTCGTTTAATTGATTTCTTTCAGGATCTAAATCTATTGCTATTCCCCAAGAATGTCTTGAATAATCAGATCCTCCTCTCATAGCTCTAAAATTAAAGCATCCTCCAAATAAATCAATACCTAATTCTACTATTTTAGCATAACCATAAGTTCTTAATATATCATTAAATACAGCAAGAAACTTATCAGCTACTAGTCTATGACATCTCATAGTAGTTACTTTAGTATTCTTATCCCAAGCTAATTTCATAGGATAAGGTAATTTGATTGAAACTAAATAAGGTGAACCATTTTGAGTTGGTTTACCATATTTACTTATTATCTGTTGGGTTGTTAACATGTTTTTTACTTTTTATAAACTTAGTAATTTTAATAGCAATACTTTCTACAAATTTATAAGTTGTAATAGCACCTACACACATTGTAAAGAACTTAGCACCATAGTTTATAAATTCTAAAAAGATTTTTAAAAGATCATTACCTGAATGGACATCTGATAAAAAAGTAGCTTCTCCATAACTTATAAAGCTAAGTGTTCCTAGCATTACAATGAATTGTCCATATATTCCCATAGTAGCTACACCAAAGAATTTGGCTGCTTCTTCTATAAAATTTTTAAGTTCTTCTTGGTAGTGTTGTATCATAGTTTTAAATAAAGATTGACAATAATAATGTAATTATGCTTATAATTGCAAAAATAACTCTTTTTTTATAAGTATTGAATAGCTTAACCGTTAGTTTTTTAAACTTATCTGTATTACCATCAGATATGGTGTGAGTTGATTTAAAACTATCTGTATAGGTTTTATTATTTAGTTTGTTTCTAGTATGAAACATATACCCTAAATGAAATAAAGGATTAACTGTAGATAAGCTAATACCTAAAAACAATACTTTAAGTATACTAAAGTTTAAAGCTAAAGCACCTAATAGTATTATTAGTAAGGGTAAAGCAGTTAAATAACTACCAATCTTGTGTAAATACTTACCTTCATTTTGCATACCTTTAAGAGAAGTATTACTATTTAGTATCTTTTTAAACCAAGACTCTAGCCAATAATGCCATAAATAACCATCATATATTCCTTTAGCAGAAGATATAATTCCGTAGCTTATCCAACTTAGTATAATAAATATTGTTATCATTATAAACGCATTTAATAGTGTTTTTAATCTGTCTTTTTGTTGGACTCTTGGTTGTCCTGCACTTCACTAGAGCTGTTATCAAATAAATTAAAAATAGCAAAAATACAAAGTATCTTATATCCAATTTTTTTAAGTGATTCATTTAGTTCTTTATTTAATTTTTTTGTTGCTAAATATGCTCCTAGTATAACTGCTATTGGTAAACCAATTATTAATATTAATGTTGAGTTCATTTGTTATTTTTAAACTCACTATTAACTTGTAATAAACAAGCTATTCCTGTTAAAACAAGTAATA